TCTTCGCAACGATATACTCTCCTGTCCATTCATGGGTAAAGTCTGTCAGTGTAACACGGTCACCCAGTTCGAGGTCATCCTCCGAGTAGACGCATGTAGATATGTCAGTGTTCCTCCGGTCTACCATAGACTCGTAAACGTCCTCCGGCAGGTACCTCACGACCTTGACAGGTACCCAGCCATGCTTAAACAGCTTGTTAGCCATGTGCTGTTTGTTGCCCTCCTCCATAGTTTGGAAAATCTGGTCTACGGTTACGTACTCACCTGCAACTTTAAATTGACTGCTCATTCTACTCTCCCTTATAACGCGGTTATAACTTAGGAGGCCCGGCGCTGAGGCCGGACTTCCTTTGTAGGGTTGATTGAAACCTTGTCGGTCTCCTTGAATGACTCTGAGGCTATAAAGTCCTCAGCATCCTTTCGTGTGGCCGCCATTGCTACGTTTGTGCCATTGACGTTTACTAACCAGTAACGGATATTGCGCTTCATAATATTGCCCTCCTAGGGCTTATAACGGGGTTATAACGATTGATTACTTTACGGACTTGATCAGCCCGTCCTGCATTGTCACCTGAGCAAAGAACTCCCGCCCTATGCCTGTTATGTGTGGCCGATTGGCTCCGGTGATAGTGCCAGTCGGTACGTACTCTTCCCCAAACAATGAAGTCTCTTGATACTTGAGCGGTTGCCCGACACAAGCCTTCATTGCCTTCTTACTCTCGTAAACAAATACCATCATAACTTATAGCCTCGAATTGTACAGTAAAATTAACCATGCGGCCAGGATTACAAAACCACCAGCCCTGGCCAGTTCAAATACTTCCACTGGTACGGTCACTTGCTTATAACCGCGTTATAACGGCCCCTCCAAAGCAAACGGGTGTACTTGGTTGCCAGTTCTTCCGCTTCCCACTTACGATCAGCCGAGTCAACAGTCACGCCATTGACTTTAACGTACCATAGGGGCATTGATGCCGCACGTACCACTTCGGCTTTTAGGTGTTGAATTGCCATGATATTTCCCTCTTATAACGTGGTTATAACGATTGTTGTTAGGCAGCTAGAATCTTATTGACCGCTTCTTGAATTGCCGCCACTTGTTCCGGTGATGCGGTTTTCTTTGCAGTGGCCAGTACCTTGTCTAACTTGTTCCAGCGAACTGCGACAGCTGTTGGCTTTTTCGCCTTACGCGCCTTGGGCTTTACCATCTCGCCGTCAACTACTGTCAGCGGATGCCCGAAAGTATTGATTGCCGCTCTTCGAAGAGTGGTACGGGCTACAGCTAGCGCCTTAGAGTCATCTAGCAGTTCATTCCATACTGCAATGATAATGTCGTGCTCATTGTTTTCCAGATCATCCGTCCAGCTAGCCAGCAATCCGCCAGCCGCGCCACGACAGATTCCAACCTGCATTGCAATTACTTCATCGGTAGTTAGTTGATTTGTGTCAGTCATGATAATTACTCCTATTGGGAATATTCCCGAGTGCCATTATTGGCTGTGATGCACATTGCATCTGGAAGCACTCCTAAGTTTCTGAAGTGCTTCGGGCTGCAATTTACTTGTCTAGTCACGTTTGCATTGTGGCTGCAAACTAGCCTGTATTTATATCCCGCAGTGGTACTCTTTGCTCTGCCGAGTTCAGCCCCTTCTAGCCATCCGCCACACCGTTACTACTCCTAAGCCCAGCTGGGGCTTGGTAGCAGACTGTTACTAACTTGTTATTGTTATCACTCGCCTTGTACTTGCTAGGGTCACGTTCTACTTGTCAGTATTAGCCGTGTGGCATTTAACCATATTGGTCACATACCTGCGGTGACAGCTGGTTGCCATTGGCTATAACCAAGTTATAACCCCAACTGCCGATTGCATTGTTAAGAAACAGATACAGCGCTGTGGCGGCATCTGGTGAATATACTGCTATTACCATGCCAAGTCTGGTAATTACCTTGTAAATCAGTGACTTAGGCTAGGTAACCTGGTTAAATATACAGTAGTTTTATGTTACCTTGGCGAGTAATATGGTAACACTCGGTAACACTTGGTAACACTTGGTAACCTTAAGGTAACACTGTCGAGACTGACTAGCCTATAGGGTACTTGGTAGCCCCCTGCACTTGTCAGTTCTATTGTGGCACTGGCCAGTCTCGGGAGGCTAGTTCCACTTGGGAACCTACCGAGTGTCTAAACAGAACCTACCGAGTGTCTAAACAGAACCTACCGAGTTCTACTTCGGAACCCAGGGGGGGCTGGGGAGACCTGGAGCCTCCCGCGCGGGGGGTGCTTGTCAGACACAAAATAGAAGGAAAATAGAACTAACCAGCCTAACCAGAACTCCCCAATGGAATCAAGGGCTTAGGAGACTCTAAAGCCTCCTGAGAACATGTAGTTAAATGCTACAGGTAGGCTAGGTAGACTGACCAGTGCAGATAACAGTTGACATACAAGTATATTTATGCTACAATCGGACACTATTCAGTACGGGGCAGAAGACCTAGGGATTTTAAGTTATCTCCCGTTCGGTCATATGGCCCAATGTGATGAGGGACTTGTAATACCCACCGGTTATAGACCACAAGTTAACCCTCTTAACTAACTAGACCTCTATAGAAGGACAATCTAGTGACAGATACAAGTACAGTGGTTACAAAAAGAGGGAAGGGTAGGCCCAAAAAGGCCGAGATTGCTGCTAAAAAGAAGGGTAATCGCGGCAAACGGGGCAGACCCCCCGGTGATGCAGCAATAATCAACGAGTATAAGGCTCGAATGCTGGCTTCACCCAAGTCTGAGTTGGTATTGAGTACGTTATTGGACGTAGCTACCGACCCAGACCACAAACACTGGACAGCTGCGACAAAGATGGTGATGGATCGACTCCTTCCAGCGAGTTATTTCGAGAAGGACAAGCTATCTGGAGGGCGACCGAGCATTGAAATCAATATCAGTGGGTTGGAAGCTAGTATTGCTAATCCAGATAGCGATATTACTGATGTTGAGTATAGCACCGTGGGGGATGACGATGCCTAAAGTGTATCACGGTGACCAAGCAGTCGCAGAGGCTATGAAGTACTACGGTCAGAAGGGAGCGGTAGACCCTATGGCTGAGCATATCATCAAAGAGGAAGGGTTTGTACCCGGTATCTACAAAGATGATGTGGGTATTGATACTGAGGGGATTGGGTTAACTGGGCAGTTCATAGGTAAGAACTTCTTTACGGAAGTATTGCCAGTCTTTGAACAGCGTAGTCGTAAGGTAGTCCCCTCCTACAACAAGCAGCCCACTGAGGTGCAGAAGGCTATCATGTCTGCCGTGTATCGCGGGGATATGGGGCCAGCCACAGCGCAACTGCTCGAGAAGGGTGAGTACAAGAAAGCAGCAATAGAGTATCTGAACCACGCTGAGTACCGGAGAAGGAAGCGTAAGAACCCGGATGATGGTGTGGTTAAGAGGATGGAGAGAAACGCCAAAGCGTTCTTTGATGCTCAGTGAGCGCATTGGATGTACAACTTCTGCCGTGGCAGCAGGAGGTGTGGCAATCTCCAGCTAAGTTTTTGGTGGTAGCTGCTGGGCGGCGAACTGGGAAGACCGAGTTGGCGGCGTGGCGGCTCATCATTAACGCCTTGACAGATGGGATTAAGGACTTGGATGCTGCGCGGTTCTACGTAGCTCCCACCCAGGGTCAGGCGCGTGACGTAATGTGGAAGAAGCTGTTGCAGCTAGGCTCATCAGTAATCACAAATACGCACGTTAACAACCTGGAAGTTACGCTGGTTAATGGACAGTCCATCTCACTCAAGGGGGCTGACCGTCCAGAGACCATGCGTGGTGTTAAGCTAGCTGACTTGGTGTTGGATGAGTATGCTGACATGAAGCCGTTCGTATTGGAAGAGATTCTAATGCCAGCCTTGTCAGACTACGATGCCGGGTACTTGATGATTGGTTCTCCTATGGGTAGGAACCACTTCTATGCCGAGTACATGAAAGCTAAGATGGGGAAGGATGATGACTATGAAGCCTTCCACTACACCAGCTTCGACAACCCGCTGATCGATCCTAAGTTGATTGAGAAGCGTAGAGAGCAGATGAGTAGCTACGCATTCCGTCAGGAGTTCATGGCCAGCTTTGAAGCTCGAGGCAGTGAGCTATTCAAGGAGGAGTGGTTCCAGTGGTATGACAAGCTACCGAAGGATGAGGGGTCATACTACATCGCTGGAGACTTGGCAGGCTTTGAAGATATGGCCAAGTCAAAGAACAAGAGTAACTTGGATGATAGCGCATTCGCTGTCGTGTACGTTACAGATGAAGGAAACTGGTACGTTGAAGAGATAGTCTCTGGGAGATGGACTCTTGATCGTACAGCTGAGACCCTGTTCCGTTTGGTTGAGAAGTACAGGCCAGCCGGAGTAGGTATAGAGCGAGGGATCGCTAAGCAGGCTGTTATGTCTCCGTTGATGGACATGCAGCGTAGAACAGGTCGCTGGTTTGGGGTGCAGGAGCTAACCCACGGTAACCGTAAGAAAGCAGACAGAATCGCATGGGCGCTCCAGGGTAGGCTGGAGAACGGGCAGATATACTTCAAGCGGGATAAGAACTGGAATACCAAGTTCATTGACCAGCTTAGCCAGTTCCCTGACCCACTGACCCATGATGATACTATCGATGCCCTGTCTTATATCGACCAGATAGCGAAGGTTGCTTACCTGGATGGTACAGAGGATCAGGATGATTTTGAATACTTGGACGCTGAGGCAGGGTATTGATGAGTGAATTTAAAGAGCACATCGACAACATAGTCAACGAGTCAGACATAGTTGATTGGGTCATGGGGAAGGTTGAAACATGGCGTGATCACTACGAAGCAAACTACCGAGTCCGTCATGATACCTACAACCGCATGTGGCGGGGTGTATGGGCTGATGAGGACAAGACACGCGAGAGTGAGCGAAGTAGGCTGGTTGCTCCGGCGTTACGCCAAGCTGTTGAGGCTGGTGTAGCTGACGTAGAGCAGGCCACATTCGGTAGTAAGTTCTTCGACATTAAAGATGACCCGGCTGACCAAGACCCGTCAGACGTTGTCAAGCTCCGCACCTCCCTCGAGAGAGACCTGAAGAAGGCTAAGGTACGTCCAGCCGTAGGTGAAGCGCTTATCATTGGTGCTGTGTACGGGACAGGTATTGGTGAGATTGCCCTCGAGGAGCGCAAGTCTGCAAAGCCACAGAGTCGCCCTATGAAGGATGGCCTGATGCGTGAGGTTGGTACGATGGATGAGGTGTCCGTCCTGCAAACCCTGACACCTATCCAGCCGCGTAACTTCTTCATTGACCCGCTGGCAACCTGTATCGATGATGCTATGGGTTGTGGTACTGACCAGTACGTCAGCCTGCACGACATTGAGATAAAGCAGGACAGTGGTATATACCGTGACGATTGCGTGGTAGGCTCTGCCGCACAAACTGCTGAGCTTGAGAAAGACCCGCTAATCCAAACCCTTCCCGATGATAAGGCCAGAGTTACACGCTACTTCGGCCTAGTACCTACAGAACTGCTGGCGGAACTGGAATGGGTGGATTCGGAGGGACTATCGGATGACCTCTACACTGAGGCTATCGTCATCATCGCTAACGGTGGTGAGATACTGAAGGCCGCCCCGAACCCCTACATGGGTCAGTACCGGCCAATCGTTGCATTCTCTTGGGATGTAGTACCCGGCTCCTTCTGGGGCTGTGGGTTGTGTGAGAAGGGTTACTCAAGCCAGAAGGCTCTGGACGCTGAGATACGTGCGCGTATCGATGCACTTGCCCTGACTACGCATCCTATGATGGCTGCGAATGCTGATATGATGCCGCGTGGTGCCAAGCTAACGGTAACACCGGGTAGGACTGTTATGACCCAGGGTGACCCACGAGCGGCGCTGATGCCCCTGAAGTTCGGGGATGTTAACCAGATCACCTTCGCGCAGGCTGCTGAGTTGCAGAAGATGGTACAGCAGGCTACGGGTACAGCAGACGCTGGGATGGCTCAGATGGGGGCTGCCGGTGATGCTCGAACGGGTGCGGTTAGTATCGCTATGGGTGCCATTGTCAAGCGACAGATGCGTACACTGGTGAACTTCCAAGAGCAGTTCCTGATACCCATGCTGTATAAGATGACACTGGGGTACATGCAGTTCAATCCAGAAGATTACCCTGCAAAGGACTACGAGTTTATTATCGATGCCTCACTGAGCGTTGTAGCTCGGGAGTACGAGATAGGACAGCTGAGTCAGGTCATGTCAAGTATGCAACCCGGCCCTGCCCAATCAGCAGTGCTCAAGGGTATCATCGACCACATGAACATTAGCAACCGTGAGGAGATACTCGCGGCTATTGATGCAGCTAACCAGCCCAACCCAGAAGCGCAACAGGCTGAGCAGCAACAGCAGCAGATGCAGATGGCCTTTATACAGGCACAGACACAACTGCTTGCGGCTCAGGCTGCGGAGTCCCAGTCACGTGCTACCAAGTACAACACTGAGGCTGAGCTAGCGCCGAAGGAACTGATGCTGGCACACAGTGACATGGACAAGGACGGGGCTGTCGATCACGAGTTCGAGAAGAAGATGCGTCTCGCAGAACTTCAACTCGAGCAGCAACGTGTCGAGGCTCTTAACTACCAGAAGAATGAGAGTGCTAAAGCTAAGGCAGAAGCAGAGCTTATTCGGAGGTTGACGGGTGAGTGATCTGATCACGCTGGCTCTGCTGGATAAGTTCCGGCTGAAGTTTGATCAGGTCTCGAAGCTCCCTGGCCCACAAGGCGAGATAGGGCCGAGAGGACTAACTGGTGAGCGTGGCCCTGCTGGTAAGGATGGTAAGGCTGGCCCTGCTGGTAAGGATGGTAGGGACGGTAAAGACGGACGAGATGGTACAGATGGCGAGGATGGAGAGGCTGGGGTTGGTGTAGTATCTGCCAACATAGACTTCGATAACCACCTTGTACTCACCATGTCGGACGGTAACGAAATTGATGCTGGTGAGATTCGCGTTGAAGCTGACGGGGATGTGACCATCAACAAGTACATATCTGGTGGAGGCGGAGGTTTCTCTGGCAACTACCTGGATATGGACGGTAAGGGAATCATTGCGCGGTTCGCCGCTAGTGAGGCTCTTGTCGCCGGGGATGTCTGTCGGTTAGATTCCTCGGGCAAGATGGCGAAGGCGGATGCACTTGCTGAGTCACTATGTAACAACCTGATAGCGATGGCACTCGATGATATGGCAGACTCTGTAACAGGAAGATTCCTGCTCAGTGGCTACCATGACGCAGAAGGCTATTCTTCAGGTGACATACTTTATGTCGCGTTAGGTGGTGGTATTACAGCGGTACGTCCTGCCTCGTCTGGTTCTATAGTGCGAGTTCTCGGCTACGCCATCTCGCCCACACAAATATTCTTTGACCCTGATAAAACTTGGATAGAGGTAAACTGATATGCCCACTTCTTCATTTAATAAGTTCAACGAGCTTTCTGAAGACCTCGGCTCCGGCTCTCACGACTGGACTGCTGATACTCTTAAGATCGCGTTGACCAATACGGCTCCTACTGCGACTGACGTAAACTGGAACCTGACTGATCACCCTGCTCCGGTGGCTGCTAGTGGCTACCCTGCTGGTGGTAACACACTGACTGGTGTAACGTACACCGAGTCCGGCGGTACGGCTACGCTGAACGCTACTGGTGGACTTGTGTTCACTGCCTCTGGCGGTAGCATCGGCCCATTCCAATACGCTGTCCTGTACAACTCCAACTCTACTGCGCCTGCAAACGCAGCGATTGGGTGGTACGACTACGGCTCATCTATCACCTTGGCTGATGCGGAGACATTGACTATCACCATCAACACGAACCTGTTGACTGTTAGTTAATGCCGTGTAATGGCAATGGCGCTGACCATTGCTGTTGGGTACGGGGGAAACCCTGTGCTGAACTGGTCGAGTACGATCCCCGCGCTCCCGAGAGAAGGTGGGCGTGTGGGATCATGCTTGATCTCCATGATTGGGACAAGGTGATAGCCTCTGATCGATACAAGGAGGCGACAGGAGATGCGTGGGTGGACGGTTTGAACTGTAAAGACTGGCCCGATGGTGAGGGTGCTAACAGGGGTTACTGCGAAGACCCTAGCTGTCGTGTGCCTCTCCGAGAGGTAGCTAAGTAATGGCTATTTGGGACATTACAGTAGCCGCACAGACTGGTGTTG